GAGTCGCTCGCGATCTCCATCGTCAGCGATGCCGCGATGATGGAGTCAGAGCGGCTGGCCGAGGATCAGGCGGCGCAGGACCGCGCTCCCGTAGTGTCGAGTATCTCCGCGCATATCCGACGACGGTGGGAGGACGCGAAACGCGCCAAGGCGGACATCGAAATCAAGATGCTCTCGGCGCTGCGTCAGCGGGTCGGCGAGTACGAGCCGGACAAGCTGGCGCAAATCAGAAAGATGGGATCGAGCGAGGTGTTCGTTCGGCTCACTGATCAAAAATGCACAGCGGCGGCGGCATGGATTCGAGACGTGTTGAGCCTGGACCGGCCTTGGGGGCTGGAGCCTACGCCGAAGCCGACGCTTCCCCCCGATGTCGTGGACCGCATCGAGGCCGACGCGATTCAGCAGGTGATGCAACGCATTCAGATGGGATCGATGCCACTCCAGGGCTTCGACCTGCAAAGCGCAATCGCGGAACTCGTCGAAAAGGGAGTCAAAGAGGAGGCTCGAGACCGCAGCGCCAAGATGGAGAAGATCATTGATGACTATCTCCACGAATGCGGGTTTCGTGAACAGATCGGCCTGGCGCTAGACTGGGATTTTGTGACCTTCGGGACTGCTATCTTGCGCTCTCCCGTGGTCCGGCAGCGGCGCGACCTGAAGTGGACCGTGGACGAGATGGGGCAATGGACGCTTCAGGAGGAGCAATCCAGCTATCCAGCGGTTGAGCGGGTCTCTCCCCTGGATTTCTACCCGTCCGACGATGCCACCACCGTCGATGACGCGAGTTACCTCGTCGAAAAATACCCTCTCTCGCGTTCGTCGCTGGCCGCGTTCAAAGGTCAGGAAAGTTGGAATGATCGGGAAATCGATGCGGTATTGACTGAATACGGTCAAGGCGGACTCCGCGAGTGGACCACCACAGATTCAGACCGCGCAATCTTGGCCGAACGCAGCGATGCGGGCCAGTACTCCGAGAAGATCGACGCGCTGATCTTCTGGGGCGAGTTGCAGGGCCAATTGCTGCTGGACTGGGGGATCAAGTCGGTTGAGCCGTTGAGCGAATACGCAGTCGAGGCATGGCTGATCGGCTCGCATGTGGTGCGGGTCGAGATTAAAGAGCCGCACATGCTGGCCCGTCCATACCAAAAAGCGGTGTATCGCAACAGGCCCGGAAGTTTCTGGGGGCTGGGCGTGCCCGAGGTGATGGCGGACGTGCAAGCGCAGGCCAACGCGGCAGCGCGGGCGCTGGCGAACAACATGGCGTTCGCCAGCGGTCCTCAAGTCGGGGTTGATGCAGAACAAATGCCACCTGGTGAAGACGGCTCGCGGGTGTGGCCGTGGAAAGTCTGGAGATTCAATACCGGCAAGTTCGGACAGTCGGCTACCCCGCCGATCACCTTCTTCCAGCCGGAAATGCACGCCATGGAACTGATGCAGATTTACGAGAAGTGGACGCGCATCGCGGATGAAGTGACCGGCATACCGGCCTATGTCCAGGGCGATACGGCGGCGAGTGGGGCCGGGAAAACCGCATCGGGTCTGTCGATGCTGATGGGCGCGGCCACAAAAACCATCAAAACCATCGTCGCCAACATCGATGTTGGCCTGATCGAACCGATGGTTCGCGGCTTTTTCCGCTTCGCCATGCTGTACAATCCTGACGATTCCGCTAAGGGCGACTGTGCGGTAGTCGCCAAGGGCAGCACGGCGCTACTAGTCCGAGAACAGGCGCAAATCCGGCGCAACGAATTCCTGACGGCCACGAACAACCCGGTGGACCTTCAGATCATGGGGATCGGGCGGCGCGCGGAACTGCTACGCAGCGTGGCGGAAACCCTGTCGCTCTCTCCAGACGAGGTGGCGCCCACCCGCGAGGAGATGGAGCAACAACAACAGCAGCAGCAACAGGCGGCACTGTCGCCGCCGCCAGCCGGGCAACCGGGTGCGGCGCTCGGCCCTGACGGTCAGCCTGTCGCTGGCCAAGACTTTCGACTCATGACCCCTGGAGGGTAAAACACAATGGCTTGGCGCGAAGATGCAAAAATTACGAAACTGGAATCTGACACCCTGACGGTAGCCGCACTGACGGCGACCACCGCCACCGTCACAACGGCGGTGATCACCACGGGCAACATCACCACGGCTGCGGTCACGAATCTGACCGTCAACAGCAAGAAAACCCCCGTGACCGCGACGCTGACACCGGCAGCCGGAGCGGCCAACGTCACGAACGTCACCATCCAGCTTAAGGATGGCAGCGGGACGGCCCTGGCGAATGCGGCGGTCGTGGACGTCTGGCTTTCCGATGCCGCTACCGGACTGGGTATTACCGGGACGGCGGCCAGCGGTACGCCGGCTCCGACGACCGGGACCATCCTGGGTATCCTGACCGCCAAAAAAGCGTGGCGAGTCGTGTCGAACGCCAGTGGCGTGATCGTGCTGGAAATCACCGATACCGCGAAAACCGGGTTTTATGTGGCTGTCGGGGCGAACAACACCGTCATCGCGATCTCGGCGCAACTGGTTGCCGGCAATTACGGCTGATGAAGCTGTCCACCGAGCAATTATCGGAGCTAGCCCGGCTGGCGGAACGGCGCGAGTACGCCGTGCTGCTGGGGTGGCTCTCCGAGGAAAGCGTGAGGCTCACGCGAACAGCGGTTACGACCGCCGACGCGCATACGTGCGGGGCTGCGACGCAGTTGCAAGACCTCGTGACCACGTTGAGCACCGTGCAAGAATTGTATCGACAGACGACGAAAACCGGAAACGGCTCGTCGATTTTCTAACCCGCGAAGACCCTAGAGAGGCTCGCAAATGACTGAATACACCGCCGAATATACCGCAGAGATTCCGCAGCGATTGCGGGACGAGGAAGCCGCCGCCGAGGCGTTGCTGAAGCAACAACCGTCGCCGGAAGCCCAGACCTTCGATGAGGATGTGGAACCGGAGCATCAGACTTCCCCTGAAAGCGACGCCGCCGACTGGCGGCACAAGTATGACGTGTTGCGCGGCAAGTACGACGCCGAACTGCCCCGCGCCATCGACGAGGCGCGTTATTGGCGAGACCGGGCCGGACAACTGCAAGAGCAGGTGGACCGGCTGTCGGCCGCTACGCCGGCGTCAGGGCAAGCGGCGCTGGTTGAGGATGACGATGCGGGCCTCAATGACTGGCTCGGCGAGGACGGGTCAAAAGCCGTGCGTCAATGGATGGATCGGCAAAAGGCGGACATCGAGGCGCGGGTTGGGCGGGCGGAAAGTGTGGCCAAGCAGTCCGTTGAGCAGGCGTTTTGGAGCAAGGTCAATCAGGCGTTCCCCGATTACGCCCGCATGGAGAAAGACCCCGGCCTCAATCAATGGCTGGCGGAATCATGGCCTGGAGTCCCGGTGACTCGGATGCAGCAGGCGCAGCAACTCGCTGGCACCCTGAATGCGGATGAATTCATCGCGCTCCTGCGGGCGTACAGCCCTTCGAATGAGGGGCGCCGCCCGCCTACCATGCCCGGCCCCACGCCAACCCGCGCCGCCGGCAGTGGCACGCCGCCGCCGGCTGGAAAGAGTTTGTCGCCGACCGACATGGAAGCCATCGGTCAACGCATCATGAGTATGAAAAGCAGCGGTCGTCATCAGGAGGCTGTTGCGCTGGAAAGAGAGTTTGACGCCGCCGTTCGAGAACGACGGATCGGCATCTAACAAACAGAGCGTTTTACCTTGAGGGTTTTACCATGGCTTACCCCGTTGCACCAGGCGGAGCCGCCTATAGTGGTGTCTGGATTCCCGAAATCTGGAGCACCAAGCTCAACGTCAAGTTCTGGGATGCGTCGGTCATTCCAGCCATCTCCAACACGGATTGGCAAGGCGAAATCGCCGACAAGGGTGATAAGGTTATCATCCGTCAGATTCCCGATATTACGATTCGGGATTATGCCAAAGGCCAATCTCTGGTCTACGAACAGCCCGAAAGCGAGAATGTCGAACTGTTGATCGACAAAGGGCACTACTGGGCTATCCGCATGGATGATGTGGACAAGGTTCAGGCGGATATTGAGTGGATTTCCAAGTTCAGCATGGACGCCAGCGAGCAACTGAAGATCAAGGTGGATACCACCGTGCTCGGCAGCATCTACGTGGACGTGGACAGCACGAACAAAGGGCTGACGGCGGGTCGTAAGTCGGGCAGCCTGAGCCTGGGCGTAACCGGCACTCCGCTGGCGATCTCAAAGACCAATGTACTCGACTACATCGTGGACGCGGGTACGGCGCTGGACGAAAACAACATCCCGGAAACGGGGCGCTGGATCGTCATGCCGCCGGCCATCATCGGCAACATCAAAAAGTCCGATCTCAAGGACGCCAGCCTGGCCGGTGATGGGACTTCCGTGCTTCGCAACGGCCGCGTTGGGATGATTGATCGTTTCACGGTCTATTCCAGCAACCTGTTGGCTAGCGCCAGCGACGGCGGGCACACCTGCTTCAACATGGTGTTCGGGCACAACAAGGGTCTGGCATTTGCGGAGCAGATTCCCAAGGGCAAGATCGAGCGCCTGCGGGCCGAGAGTTCTTTCGGTGAGTTGGTGCGCGGGCTGTGCGTGTACGGCTACAAGGTCGTCTACCCGGCCGCTCTCGGCAATCTCTACGGCTACAAGGCATAAGGAGGAGGCACCATGTCTACCTATTCCGTAATGACCGGCAGCGGAGTCAACGCCTACAACGCCGACCTGGCGGGCATTTATGCCGTGACCGCGACCGTGGACTTCACTGCGATCAACAGTGGCTCCGGCACCGTCCAGAACGACATCATTCAGTTGATCCAGGTGCCGGCCAATACCCGCGTGATGGGCGTGTTTTTCAGCGCCACGACCGTCAGCGCCAACATGGCCGACTTCGACTTGGGCGATGGCGACGATGTGGATGGCTATGTGGACGGCGCCAGCATGGCGACGGTCAACGACGGCGCCTCGTTTGTGGGCGCAACTACGGTAGGCACGCCCAATGCCCTGCCGGTGGCGGCGGCTTACTGCCTCGGCAAGTTCTACTCGGCCGCCGACACCATCGACCTGAAGCAGAACACGAACGCCACCGTGGTGACCGGCGTGCTGAAGGTCAAGGCGCTGATGATCGACTGCAACGTGTACTGAGGCGATGGCCCGGTATCTACGACAAAATCCGTCCGGTGATCTTTATCACTGGACGGTTATTCTAGCGGCCAGGCCGGACATGGTAGAGATACCAGACCCGTTCGCATCCGGTGCAGCGGTCCACGACCCCGCCCCAGTTACGGTCTCAGGAGCCACCAATGACGCTATCCGACCTAAGAGAGGCCGTCCGCCGAAGGCTCGATGATCTCGCCGAGCCTTACGGCTGGGCGGATGACGATCTGGATGCGTGGATCAACGAGGCGATCCGGGAGGCGGCGCTTCGCGGGCAACTGAATCGGAGCGCCGTTACCGTCTCAGTGGTGGCGGGCACTGCCAGTTATGCCCTGGCGGCGACGGTCGATTATATCCATACGGCAAAAATGACGACGGGCAGCATCCCGCTGACGAGAACCAGCCGCGATGAACTGGATGCCTGCATGGGGAGTTGGAGCACGGCCACGGGCACGCCGACCGCCTTCTTCGTCGAAAACCGCACGCTAACCCTGTACCCCAACCCCAGCGCGAATGGCACGTTAACCCTGATGGTGGACGTGATCCCGTCCGCACTGACCAGCGATTCGCAGTCGCCAACCCTGGAAACCCAGGATCATCTACC